ATTGAATACAAATCCAGTTTCTACAAATCCATAAGCGCCGAAGCCAGCACCAAACACGGCTTCAATTGTCACGCCGTTATCTTTGATGAACTCCACACGCAACCGAACCGCGATTTGTGGGATGTGCTTGTTACGTCTACGGGCGCACGAACGCAACCGCTCATAATTGCACTAACGACCGCAGGACATGACCGTAATTCGATTTGTTATGAAATTCATGAATACGCTAAACAGGTTGCGAACGGCACTATTTTGGATGAAACTTTTTTACCGGTTTTATATGCTGCTGAGCCTAGTGATGACTGGACGTTGGAGGCGACTTGGCAAAAAGCGAACCCGGGTTATGGAACGATTTGTACCAAGGCGTATTTCGAACAGGAAAGCAAGAAAGCGCAATCAGTGCCGTCGTACCTAAACACGTTTTTGCGCTTGAATTTAAATATTTGGACAAGTGCAGAAACCGCTTGGATACCTGACGACATTTTCATGCTTGGCGCCGACCCTATACCGTGGGATAGGTTGCCACATTTGCCCGCTTTTGGCGGTTTAGATTTGGCCTCTACGCAGGATTTGACTGCGTTTGCGCTGTTATTTCGTGACGACGAACACGATTGTTTTTACCTCATAGTGCACCAATTCGTAAACCAAGAAAAGGCAGAAAGCAAAAAATTAAGCGCGGGAATTGACTATTTGAGGTATGCAAAAGACGGTCATTTGACCATAACACCGGGCAACGTGACGGATTTTCGTTACGTCAAAGAATACATAGTTGCACAATGCGCGAAATATGACGTTCGGAGCATTGGATATGACCCACGTTTTAGCACTTACATCGTGTCAGAATTGATACAAGACGACATCGAAATGCACCCAATGGCGCAAAATATTACAACCATGAACGGCCCCACCAAAGAATTTGAAATGCAAATGATGAAAGGCAATATCATTCACGGAGGCAACGAGGTTTTACGGTGGCAAATGGGATGTGCTGTTGTATATACTGACGTAAATGAAAACAAGCGCGTAACCAAAGAAAAGCACGAAAGCAAAAAAGTTGATGGCGTTATTGCGTCTATCATTGCCATGAACGAATACGGACACCATAAAACCAGCGGCGCAAATGACGCTATTTTCGACATAATTTCGTTGTCGTAAATTGCGAGCAATATGGCAACACTTCGAGACAGAATCAACGCAATTTTCCGTTATCGCGTTGGCAAATATGATTCGCAGGCAATACCGAATGAATTAGGCATTTTCGGGCATACAATCAGCGGCGCAAATGTCAATGAAGCAACGGCGTTAACAATCTCGACGGTATACGCATGCACTTACAAAATTGCATCAACGCTTGCCAGTTTGAACCTCGATATTTACGAGCGAAACGGACGAAATATAGACGTTGCCAACGTCCATCCAGCATTCGACGTTATCAAATACAAGCCAAACGAATACCAAACGGCATTTGAATTTTGGGAAACAATCATAAGCAACGCGGTATTAAATGGTTGTGGCTACGCACTTATTGAGCGCGATGGGCGCGGATACGTAACGCAGTTAATTTGTTTAGATTATTACGATGTTGACCGCAAATTTGTAAATGGTCAACCTGTTTTTAGCGTTAAAAATGTGGGTATTGTGCAGGCTGAAGACATGCTGGAAATATGCAATTTACAGCGCAAAAGCCCAATCAGATTACACCGAGAAAACCTAGGTTTAGCGAAAAGCGCCGAGGAATTTGGAGCCGAATATTTTGGAAGTGGAGGCCAAATGACGGGTATTTTGTCTAGCGACCAGCCTTTAAAAAAGGAACAAATGGACATCATTCAACAGTCATGGAACCGCGCACAACAACAAGCAGGTACGAAACTGTTGCCCTTTGGTTTCAAATATTCGCGCATAAGTATTAGCCCTGACGAAGCGCAATTTATCGAAACGCGCAAGTTTCAAGCGGAAGAAATTTGCCGCATTTTTAGCGTACCGCCGGCATTGGTGCAACTGGAATCGCAGACGACATACAACAACGTAGAACAACAAAATTTGCAGTTTGCAAGGCATACCGTTACGCCGTGGGCAAAGCGCATCGAGCAAGAAATTGACCGTAAATTATTGCAGGAACGCGAACGGCCTGATTTATACAGTAAATTTAATTTGAATGATTTGTACCGTGGCGACATGCAAAGCCGCGCGGCATTTTATACGCAGATGTTACAAAACGGCGTGTTAAATATTAACGAGGTACGGCAAAAAGAGGACATGAACCCGACCGACGGCGGCGATACTCATGTTGTTCAGGTCAATCAAATTGCCCTTGACAGGCTTGGCGCGTACTCAGATAAACTAACAGAAAATAATGGAACAAGAGAATAATAACAACCACGAAGCCGAGTTGCGCAAGCAGTACGGTGAAAACGTGGAATTAAGAACCGCCGAAGTGCGGGCGGCTGGCGATGATTCGTTAGTTGTCGAAGGTTATGCCAGCAATTTTGAAGTAGAGTACGACCTTGGATATTTCAAAGAATCGGTGGCACGTGGCGCATTTGATGAAGTCATGGGCGATGACGTTCGCTTTTTGCTCAATCACACGGGCGCGCCATTGGCACGAACTACGAACGGCACATTAGAATTGATGGTTGATGAAACCGGTTTGCGATACCGTGCGGCATTGGCCGACACGCAGGACGGGCGCGACCTTTACAAACTCATTAAGCGCGGCGACATAACACAAAGTTCGTTCGCGTTCACAATTGACGCGGACGAATGGAGCGAAGACCGTAGCACGCGAACAATTACAAAAATTGGCAAGTTGCTTGACGTGTCAAGCGTAACTTATCCAGCAAGCCCAACTACAACGGTTGCGGCAAGAAACATGGCAGCGGCGGTAACGGAAGCGGAGGAATTGAACGACGAACAGGACGTAGCGGAACCAGCAACGGAAGAACGCAAAGAACCTGAAACCATAAAAAACGAGGTGCGTAACTTAGCACCAATAAATTTTACTAAAATGACATTAAACGACTTAAAAGGCCAGCGTTCAGCATACTACGAAGAATTCGTAGGAATTGGACAAAAGGCAGATAGCGAAGGCCGCGTATTGACCGAGGCCGAGCAAGAACGATGCGACAAATTGGACAACATGATTGAAGATTTGGACGTTAAGATTAAGCACAAGACACGCGAACAGGAAATGGTTGCACGCATGGCGCAAACTGGTTCGGTTTCTAACTCTGAAAAGAGAGAAATCGAGCGCGTCAACGGCGCATTCTCTTTGTCGCGTGCCGTTGCACAAATTGCCAACGGTCGCAGCTTGGAAGGCGCTGAGGCTGAATGGGCCGCAGAAGCTCACAAAGAAGCGCGCAGCCAAGGCTTGCAGATGGCTGGACAAATCGCCATTCCAACAGTGGCATTGCGTGCTGGTTCTGCTGACGACTTCCAAGCGACGCCAACTGGCGACGGTTCAGGATTCGTTCCAACTGTTGTGCCTGCTGCTATCGAAGCATTGCGAGCGCCAACCGTAATTGAAGGTTTGGGCACAACCGTCATCCGTAACGCAACAGGCAACTTGAAGTTCCCACGAGTAAGCGTGAAAGCTGCAGGAACAAGCGCTACCGAGGTTGAAGCCAACACTGCTTCAGGCATGGAAATGGACGAACTTTCATTGACGCCACAACGTGTGTCAGCGAAGACCACCTACAGCAAGCAGTTGGTTTTGCAGGGCGGCTCTGAGGTAGACGCTTTGATTGCTAACGAATTGTCTGCAGCGATGAACGCCTACATTGACGACACTTGCTTTGACACCATCTTGGCGTCATCTGCTATCAACGCTTCTACGTCAGGCGACACCGCTTTAAATGCTGCTTTGGCATTCAAGATGGAGGCTGAAGTATTGGAAGACGGTGGTAACTTGGCTGGCGGCGTTTACGTCATGTCACCACTTGCTTACCAGTTATCAAAAGCTGAGGCAGCTGTTTCTAGCGTTTCTGCTTTGTGGGAAAACGGCCAGTTCAACGGCTTCCGTGCAGTTGCCACACCTTACTTGGTGAATGGCTTATTGGCTGACGCCAGTACAACTGCGGGTCAAATGTTGTTCGGAAACTTCGCTCAGGGCGGTATCTTGGCTTACTTCGGTGGTCTCGACTTGTTGGTTGACCCATACAGCGCAGCGGGCAACGCGCAAATCACTTTGCACGTAAACAGATTCTTTGATTTTGATGTACGCCAACCCGGCGCACTTGCGAAGGCTACGCAGTTGACGTAATATTTGGTTCACTTCTCAGAAAGGGGCGGCTTCGGTCGCCCTTTTTTTATGCTCTGAAACCCAAGTAAATACAGGGAAAACGAAAAAACATCTAAAATAATTACGAAAAAAGTTGCGTAGAAAGGAAAGGTTACCGTATCTTTGAGACATCAAACGAAACAAACAGACCATGACTTACAACCTTCCATACATTGACGAGCGAGTTGAAACTCAAAAATTAATTGTAAAAAGCGCGCGGCGCCTATTAACAGTAAATTCTTCAGATGAGGCTGTTAAAAAATACGAGGATGCAAAAACAGAACTTGAAAAACGTGAAAAAGAACAGGCTAAAGCGTGGGAATGGGCGAACAGTCATACATGAGCCCGAATGGTTTCAAGAGGTCTTAGACCGCACCGGAGCAACAACAACTTTCTTACTTGACTAAGCCCCTCAGGGGGCTTTTTTTTTGTCCGTATTTTAGCGACATGATGACCGTTGAAATAACAGGCACGCCGACGCTGGATAGCGTTATTACGGTAGCCGATTTGAAAACGCATTTGCGCGTTGACCATAGCGATGAAGACACGCTAATTGAAAGTTTGCGTGATGCGTCGATTGCATGGATTGAGGATTATTGCAATACGCGATTAGGTGACGTAACCGCCGTAGGATACCTTGACTTTTTTTATAATGCACGGTTTCCAATCGGGCCAGTAAATACCATTACAAGCGTTCAATACACTGACGCCAATGGCGACACGCAAACGCTTGGAACAGCTAATTATTGGTACGATATAAAAACGAAGTCAGCGCGGATTACTTTTGACAATCCACCGCAATTATATGACGATACTTTCCACGCCGTGCAAATCAATATGAATTTAGGTTATGCCGAGGCTGACGTACCTGAACCAATATTGCACGCGATTCGTTTAATGGTTGGGCATTTATACGAAAACCGTCAACAGGTTATGCGCAATAATGCGTATGAATTACCAATGGGTTTGCATTCTCTAATTTCACCATATCGAAACGTTTTAGCCGTATGAAGTTCGGGCAAATGGACAGGCGAATTGTATTGCAGCGCGCAACGTTAGCGACGAACGCTTACGGCGAGCGTGTAGAAACGTGGGGCACATTGGCCACGGTTTGGGCGCAAATACAATATAAGGAAACAGGTAACAGGGAAACCATTGAAAGCGACCAATTATTAAGCCGAAAACCTGTTCATTTTATTATCCGTTATTCAACTGACGTTTCCAGCATTCGACCGTCCGACCGTGTTAGCTACAACGGCGATACATACCAAATTGAAGGCATTCAAGAAATTGGGCGTGCCGAGGGCTTGCGAATTGTCACGACATTAAGAGGTGAATAATGGGCAGCATTAGTGAAAAAATAGGTGCTAGTAAATCAATGCCGGGTGGTGGTTCATCGCCCGCAATGGCAAATGTTGACGGCCTTGAAATGGTTTTAAAACGCATTGACCATTCTATTAAGTTTAATCATAAAAACATGCGCGAAATGCGCAAGATTAATCGAAAGGTTGTAGGTATCTATATTCGCACATTGAAAACGGGAAGCAATAGAATTATTGACTATAAAAAAACCATTTTTGTAAAAGGTCGAAAAAAAATTGAACCCGGAACATTGCGCAAAAGTGTTGGAACGTGGACGCCCGACAATACAAAAAGTAAGGTTTTAGGAGGGCCAAAAGTAGGTCGAAACGCTTCTAAATATGATGCATGGTATGCGCATATTGTAGAGGGTGGGGATTTTGCGGATGCGTTTGGTGGAAAAAATACGAGCCATCCAAATTATAAGAAATTTGAAAAGGCAAAAAAAGCGGTGCAAGACAAAATGAGGAGTAAGCTGTATTCCGAGTTAAGAAAAGAATTTGAACGATACATGAGATGACAGTAGGCAAAGCCATTTATTATTTGTTGACTAATTCAACCGACGTTACCGACATCGTTAGCACGCGCGTTTACCCTGAGATAGCAGAACAGAACGCGGCGTTGCCTTATGTCGTTTACAACATTGCAAATAATGAACCCACCGACACAAAGCCGGAACCGTCAAAGCTAGACACGGCGCAAATTGAAGTAAATGTATATTCTGAAAGCTACACCGAATGCATTGATTTATCCGTTGCCGTTCGTGCTGCACTTGACCGCGTAAAAGGAACTTATAACGGCGTCAACGTTCAAAGCATTCAATACCTAAATGAGATTATTGATTTTGATGAACCACAACGGGCTTACAATATTGCGTCTGATTATGACGTACGTATTAGCCGAAGCGGTTTCGAGATTGCGCAAGGTTCACCAATAACGGGCGTTGAATTAGGCGAGTTAAGCGATGTTAATGTGACTGGTGTCACAGATAATCAGGTTTTGAGTTATGACGCAGCAACGGATACATGGGTTCCAGCAATTGACGCAGGCGGCGCAAGTGAATTAAGCGACTTAAGCGACGTAAATACAAGTTTGCCAAGTGATGGCGAGGTGCTTATATACAGCGGTGGCGAATTCGTAAATGATAACATTGCAATTAGCAACGTCACAGGCTTGCAAGCGGCTTTGGATGCAGCGCCCGATAACTTGCGAGAACTGACGGACGTCACGATAAGCACGCCAGCGGACGGCGATTATTTGCAGTATGATTCCGTTTCAGGCGAATGGCAAAACAGCAGCCTTATTATTGGCCGTAACGGTGAGCAGTATACAGGCAACTATGACAGCGAAGCGGAAACGCTTTTAGACGGCGCTACGGCTACGGTGGAATTGTACTACACGGCGCAAGCTGACGGCGACGGATTACACGAAGACGCGCAAAGCGATACGCCCACGAGCGGCTACGACATCCAGCGCAAGCTGTACTATGCAGAGAAAGCGCAGGCCGACCCTGACACCTCAGGCGATTGGACGCAGTTCACCGCCATCGCCGATAACACGACGTTTGCAAATGCAAAGGCGGCTTTGCTTGCTTACCTGAAGGAACGCACGGGGGGCACGGTTCCGATTAGTTTGAAAATGACGTGGGAGGAAGTAGCGCAAGCGCCCTCCTTTACGGGTCTCTTAAATGAGAGTTACGGAAGCGGTGCAGAAGCGGCGTATTCAACGCGGCGGCTGAACGGCAACGTAACGGACTGCATGGTAATTCGCAGGGCTTCGGATTCGACCACTACAACGATAGGATTTGTAGATGGAGACATCGACGAGAGCGCGATAGAGACGTTCTGCACGGGGACTACGTGCACGGTGTATCAATGGGTTGACCAATCAGGAAACGGGAATACAGCGACGGCGGCGGCATCAGGTAACGAACCCACGATTTACACGGGTGGCGCGTTGGTGAAGGAGGGCGGCAAGGTGGCGTTGGACTTTGACGGAAGCAACGATATTCTTGCTTTGTCTTCTGTTCTTATTCACGGAACAACAGGAAGAACTATTTTTTCTGTAATCCAAGCAGACCAACAGAGAAATGACGGTATCGTAGCATTGCAGACGGGTAGCGCATCGGCTGGCGGTAATTACAACCTCACAAGTGAACCCGTTTTGCGAGTCAGCGGCGGAAATCAAAGTTGGAGCGGCGCAGATTTGTCTAGTCAAACATTAATGTCATTAACATTACCTGATAATTCAGGTGTAGATGACGCAAATTTATATTTAACTGGAACTTTAGCTTCTCAAGTTTCGACTACAACCACAACAATAAATACCGTAAATACAGGCGCGACACAGATAGGGGCGTTTGGCTCAACTACATTTGACGGAAATATTCAAGAGGTCATACTTTACGACTCAGACAAATCCAGCGACCGCACCTCCATCGAAGAAAACATAGGCGACTACTTCACCCAAAACACGCCACTGCTCGACACGTACTCAGGGGCGGCGGCTTGCTACTCTTTGCGATTGATGCGGTCAGCTTACACAGGGGCTTTGATAAACGTATGGAACGGCACGAGTTACGCTGACATCTACCCAAATGTTTTTGGAGAGCTTGACACGGTTGCCTTGGCTGCTCACTGTGGGTCAAACGACGGGTTCATTCGTTACTGGTACGACCAATCGGGCAACACGAATACGGCGACGCAAACGGTCACGGGTTCAATGCCGAAGATTTACGACGGGACGACGGGCGTGAATACATTAAACGGTAAACCTGCCACCGTGCAAGCCGCAAACGCATTTGTGACATCGCCGACAATCTCTTTTAATAGTGCGGTGAGTTTGTCGTTTGTCTGTTCGTTAACGTCGAACAGTTTCATATTAAGCGGTCAAAGTACGGGCCAAGAAATGTTGATTGCTCAGAATGGCAGTACCTCAACACAAATAGACTCGCAAGTAGGAACACCAGCATACTATTTGAACGGCACAAGTAAAACATTTACGGATAGAGCGGACGTATATAGTAGCTTTAATGCTCAAAAACTGTTGTACGCTAACGCTGACTTTAGTGCTTGGACGAAAATAAACTTTGGTTACGCATTCTCTCCGAGCGGTTTCCCAATGGCTAATATGCAGGAATTTGTTATTTGGAACAGCGACCAATCCAGCAACCGCACCAACATCGAGGACAACATTAACACCTTCTATTCGATTTACTGATGAACGGATATATAATCGTACTTCCAACCGCCACGCAGACAAGCGAAGCACGGGCAAAGCAAATCACGCGAGAACTCTACAACATCTCGCGGCCCGTTCTCATACAGGCAGAAGGCGAAAAGGCGTCAACCGTCTTTGGAATCGTTACGCACCCCGACGGAATTCAAAACGCTTTGCAGGTGAATACCGATTACCTCATCCACGTTCACCCCGCCGCGACGCTTGAAAAGCTCGTCGCTTGCTTTCCTGAGCTGACGAATGAAGAAAGGTTCTCTTTGTCCGCATACGTTCAAACAAATTCCAAATTCCCGTTTGGGCACATCATTCCGTCAACGACAACGATACGCGACCAACAGTATATGATTGATAACGGGTGGTTCACCGATGAAAATGAAATTGAGTAAATTGCACGCATGAAGGTTACAATTCAAAAAGACTACAACAAGGACGGTTGGAAATGGCCAGCCGGCAAGGTTGTTGAGGTTTCCAATAAATTTGCCGCCAAGCTAAAAAAGGGCGGTTATTTGGATAAGCCCGAAAAGAAAGAAACATCACAAAAAAATAAGAAATAATGGCCCAAACAACAGGCATCATAAACAGTAGTTCCATCCGTGTCTTTTTGGGCACAACGGACGACTCTGAAGTAGTTATTGACCACGTCACGGAATGCAGCATTTCTTTGACCACTGACATGCGAGACATCACGACAAAGACCAGCGGCGGATACCGTGAACTTTTGCCCGGTCTCAAATCAGCGTCAATGAGCGTTTCCGGTTTGTTTGCAGAAGACGCAACCAACGGATACAATCAATTAGTTGACCACCAATTGGCAGGTGATAAATTGTATGTCATCTTCACAAATACAGGTTCAGGCGCGGCGGCAAACGCTGGTGATGAACAATTTGACGTGGAGGGATACATTAGCAGTTTAGAGCAAACAGCAGGCGTTGAGGACAACGTTGGCTTTTCTATGACAATCGAGGTAACTGGAACAGTTGTACGTGAGGTAATTGCGTAATAACTTTGTTGCATGATTGAAATAAAATTAGACGGCAAAACGTTTCCAATGCGCGCCACGATGCGAGCTTGGAAAAAATTCGAAGATGCAACTGGCAAAAAGGTTGCAAGTGTAGACGCCGAGGACATTACAGCCATTCCCGAATTGATTTATTATTTCGTTCAGGAAGGTTGCAAAAGTCAAGGCATGAAATTCGAAATGGACGTTGACGATTTTTTTGGCATGATTGAGGTTGGCGATTTGCCAGCGTTGTCAGAGGCAGTGCAAAAAGTAATGGGAGGTCAAAAAAAAACGAAGGCGAAAACGAGCCGTTAAACTGGAATGAAATCGAGGAAATGGGGTTGGGCCAATTAGGTCTAACCCCTTTTTTGCTTTATGATTTGACCTTTGATGAATTTAGCAACGCGATGCGTGGACGCTACAAAGAAATTGAACAAAGGGAGCGCCAAGAATGGGAGCGAACGCGCTGGCTTGCGACCATTGTAGTAAACCCACACGTTAAAAAAAGATTGACGCCAACCGACCTTGCCACGTTCCCATGGGAGAAGAAAAAAAAGGCCGGCGATGGATTAAGTATCTTGCGTTCAATAGCGGAAAAATAGCATGGCAAAATTAGGCGATTTAATTGTTAGAGTTGGCGCGGATACAACCAACTTCAATGCGAAACTAGGCGCGTTAAAAAGTCAGATTAAAAAAGACACAAATAACATTGCTTCGATGGGCCGTAGTTTGTCCATGAGTGTGACCGCTCCATTAGCTTTGATTGGGGCAACTTCATTTCAAACCGCTGCGGATTTTGAACAAAGCATGGCAAAAGTTCAAGCCGTATCCGGAGCAACGGCCGACGAATTTGCAAAACTCGAAAGCAACGCAAAAGAATTAGGCAGAACGACACGGTTTACAGCGTCTGAGGTCAGTGAATTACAATTAAATTTTGCTAAACTTGGTTTTACCGCTGAGGAAATTACGAAAGTTACAGGCGCAACGCTTGCATTAGCACAGGCCACGGATAGCGATTTGGCAACAAGTGCAGAGGTAGCAGGCTCGACGCTTCGCGCGTTTGGATTGTCAGCCGAAGAAACAAGCCGTGTTACTGATGTAATGGCGAAAAGTTTCAGCACGTCAGCCCTAGACATGGGCACGTTTGCGGATTCAATGAAATTTGTTGCACCGGTTGCAAAGGCGGCGGGATTGAGCGTAGAAGAAACAACTGCAATGCTTGCAAGTTTATCAAATGCAGGTATTAAAGGTTCACAGGCTGGCACGGCCTTAAGGCGTATAATTTCGGAATTAGGCTCAACGGGCGGCGATGTATCAGGCGCAATACAAAAACTAGCAAATGAGGGTTTAAATTTAGCAGACGCCAAAGATGAAGTTGGACGGAGCGCGCAAAGTGCCTTATTAGTATTAGCAAACAGCACTCAACAAACGTCAGAGCTTACAAATGAATTTGAAAACGCTCAAGGCGCGGCGCAAGGTATGGCGGAAATTATGGATAATACCGCGCAAGGAGCTATGAAGCGCATGCAATCCGCATTGGAAGGCGCACAAATTGAGATTGGCACGGCATTGGCTCCAATAATGATTGCCCTAGCAAATATCATTTCAGATTTAGCCACTCGATTTTCTGAGATGGGCGACAGTAGCAAAACATTTGTGTTAATAATTGGCGGAATTGCGGCGGCCATTGGCCCCTTAATGGTAATAATCCCGTCCATTATTTCAGGGTTCACAATGGTTGCAGGGATTTTAAGCGGGCCGGTTGTTATTGCAATTGGCGCAGTCGTTGCCGCTGTTGCTCTCATCATAGAACATTGGGACGAAATTGTTGAATATTTCACCAATGGCAACGGTGCAAAAATCTTAGAACAGATTCAAACCGACATGCAGGATTTGGGCGCCAATCTCGTTATGATTTGGGAGATGGCGACAAACCTAATTAAGGCGTATTGGGAATTGATGGGCACTGACATGATTGAAAGCA